TTCTTGTACTTTCCAACAGACTGTTCTGCACGTGCATACAGCCTAAGCCTGTGGAACTGATCCCACTGGTTATAGAATCTGGTTCCCCCGCTGTCTCTCTTAAACCACTCATACTGAATGGCTTGACCTATACGCAGCCCAAACTCCTCTGTTCCCTTTTCTCGGTCAGAGACGTATTGGCTAGGAAAGGAAGATGGATTGATAGATATCTTTACTTCTTTCATCTAATTAGCTGGCTGTATTTTCCGCTGTTATTATATCTTGCAAAGTTAATGCTTATTTTTGATTCATTTTTAACCTCCTTATAGAGACCCTGTTGCGTAGCCATAATAGCTAGACCTGAGCTGATTGCGGCATCAAACTTGGTCCTGTTATTAATATCAAACCTTGCCCATTCCTGTAGTGTTCTTGTAAAGTACATGTCACCCATCAGGTCATTGTCCCTGTACGTACCTTCTAAATCAATTCCTACGTGCTTCTCTATATAGGTCTCAATCGCCGATGCGTGTGCCTGCTTTACAGCCTCAGAGGTGTTTGGTATCCCACCAAGCTCCTTCTCTGTACCTGACAGCTTACTCTTGTGTCTGTCTGGCCTGTTTATAGAAAACTTCCTGTATCCCCTGTTCTTTAAATGATAGAGGAGCCTTGGTTTGTTGTTTTCTGCAAGTATAGGCATCCCATAGAAGACACATGCCATCAGTATCTCCTCGAAGAATATCTCTGCGGTCTGTGGCCTAGCGATATACTCAAGAAAGAAATGGTTCACTGGCGCGTCCTCCATATGGTATTTAGTGAGTCCGTGAAGCGCTCCGTTAGAGCCTATACCACCAACGGTCCCCGATATGTCGTACGGGTCGCAACCAAATGCACCCATATGCTCGTTCCCTGGAAACTTGACACCGTTTCTTATCACGACATTGTTCATGTACTGCTTGGAAGGAATCCAAGAGACAAGAAAGCGTCCACGATCGTCAGGGGTCCATACAACCTCTGTATCCTTCTTGCCATCCTTCCAATGGAATGATCCACGGGTCAGCACATTGTCTCTGATAAGGCTATCGTTATAGTCTATCTGTTGGTATATCTTGGTCAGGTTAAATAGAGATGACTTGCTCTCGTCCCTGAATGCGTGTGACTCTGTCCTTGGGAACTGTCTGTAATATTCGTTAAGAGCATCTGCATCTCCCTTCAATGACTCCACCTCGTTCTTCCAGTACTCTATAGCGCCCATACGAATCTTTCCACCATCGACGCCCTCTATAGGCTCGGCTGGTGTATCAAAGACTGGGTTTCCATACCTATCAATAAAGCCCTCCATGTTCCATTCCATAGGGATGAAGAGGTTATACAGACCGCTCTTGGTCTGTCCGTTAGAGTTACGCTTCTTTGGGTCAGAGTCATAGTATAGTTTCTTGAAGTTCTCACCACCCTTGTCCAGTGCGTTTGAGGTTGACCCCATAAGACACTTGCCGATAATCTTGCTCCCTAGACGGAGACAGGTCTTTGTTACACGCCAGCTATTTAATATGTTGTTTGGCTTTAGTAATTTACCTGATTCGTCATGAACAAGAAGGAGTAGCTTCTCACCGTCATATGAGTTGTCGTCCGTGTTCTTCCAGTCGATGGTTGTGTCTAGCCCAGTTATGTCCGAACCGTCTGTCTCATACATATTCTTCTTGGTAATCTTAGATGCAGGGACACGATAGGCGAGCTCTGTCTTTGGCTTGTCCATACCATCCTGAACAGGCTTGAAGAAGAACGGATAGTTGCTCGATATTGGCACCACCTTATCGGTGAACATCTTCTTAGCGTCGGCCCCTGTCTTTGACAGTATCCCTATACGTGCATCTTTTGCTAGGGTAGCCGTGTTGACACACTCTGCTGAGGACATAAATGAGAATCCAGAACGACGTATCTTTAGATAGACCATACCAAAGCATCTGTCATCTGCACGACAGGCCTCCCAGTATATAAAGAATATCCTGTTGGCCTCACGAAAGTCAGGGAGACCCACATCAATCTTTGTCCACTGCAGGTACATATAGTGCGTTCCCGTGATATAGGTTGGGACACCATTGTTCATGAACCAAAAGCCGTTGTCACGTCTGTCAAACTCTTGCTCTATATAGTCGACCCATTTGTACTTAAACTCTTTTGGGGTCTCGTTCCACTGAAATATAGACTTGATTCTGTTTAGTTCAGTTGGATACTGAGAAGGCTCCCAGTACTGCTCGGACTGCCTCTTACTCCTTTGGCGTATATTTTCAGGGGTTGCAGGTAGTGCTATCTTTAGTCCGTTTATCTCAACCACATCACCGATTGTGCCATCCTTAGAGATGACAACCATATCATGCGTATGGTCATATCCATAGTCCCAGTGCTTTCGCTTTTTGGTTGGGCCACTTACCTTTCGGTACAGACTATTTAGCTCTTCTTTCTGCAAAGCTGCTTAGGTTTTTGGTGTTGTCCACCTCGTTTAGCATAGAGCGTTCTGCCTCTATCCTAGTTAGTATCTCAAATGCGTCGAATATGGCAAGCTTCTTTGTAGCTGCAGCATTCTTCAACCTGTCTGCCGCAATCTCACTGTCTGGATTGTCTGTGATGATCTTCTCCTCAGCCACCTTGATGAGCTGCTTTACCGCCTTCTCACCAGCGGCAATGATGTCCTGCTTCATTTTCTTTGTATCCATCAGAGCTTTATTACGATATGGTTTGTATACATCCTGTAGAGCTTCTCGCCATCCACATTAAACTCATACTCAGAGTCAGGCTTGTAGGATATTTTGTCTCCCTGCTTCAGACCTAGGTCCTTTAGCTCCTGGTTGATATACTTTATATAGCCGACAAGTGGCTGCTCTGTCCCTGAAGACTGAAGATAATGGTCCTCCCTATCTGCTGGCTTGACAAAACAATACCTGTCATGTGCGTTCCAGTCCCCGTCCTTCTTGTACAAAAAGAACTGGTCATGGTCTATCAGAAACAGGTTGTCCATCAGGAAGCTCTTTCCGCTCTTCTGCTTGCCCTTCATGTCGTAATAGTACTTGAACACGTTGTGGTGTACCAAAAGCGTGTCACCTGGCTCTATTGGGCCAGTATAGCCTATAGGGACCTCTATGACCTCGGCATATCTGTTCGAGACGGTATGATCTTCTTGAGAGACGCTGGTGATAAGTTCTATACCACCAACCTCCTTTATGTTGTCATACCTTCTGTCATTATACGGCCGCACAATGAAGCTGAAGGGTGATTTCATCAGAAATTTATATTGTATTCGATTGAGACTGGCATTGTGGGACTGATCTCCTTCCATAGAAGGACCTCGTCATCCCTTTCGATCCATATCTTGTAGGACCCTAGATGGGTGTCATACTGTATCAGGTGAATTGTATACTCACCGTTCAGCACATCCTGCCCCTGTAGATAGTGCATAGCACCATTCTTGTAGTCAGGCCCCACAGATATCTTTCGGATCTCCATCTACTTTTCCTCTCTAGGGCTTATCTCGCCTGTCTTAAGGTCGATATTGACATCTCCATACTCCTGGCTAAGCTCCTTTGTGAACTCGTTGAACGAGGTCTCAATCTCAGCAAGGCCGTGAAGTTGTTGGTGTTTCTGAGCCTCTAGGTCTCCAATGATTAGGAGTGCTCTCTCTTTCTTGGCTAAAATTTCGTTTAGCTTTTCTAGTTGTTCTTGTTTAATTGTTTCCATTTAATTTAATTTATTACAAATATACAAAATTATTCACCGATAGTCATGGTGATAGAGGTAGGGTTAATCTCTTGATTAATCTGCGCCTCCACATTGGCCTCAATCTCAGCCACACGCTCTGCACCCATAGCGTCCTTTGTCCACTGTACTGCAATCTCGTTAGTGAGGTCAGCGAATGGAATAAAGTCTGTGATGGTGCTTGTGTCAAGCATCTCTGTACCAATTACACGCCCTGTGTATGGGTTGCCTTCAGGGTCTGTTTGATCCGAGGTTCCTGTTACGATCCAGTGCACGTTGTACACCACATCTGTGTATTCTCCTTGTGCTGGATAAACATCTACTGTTTTACAGTTCCAATTAATTGTTGTCATTTTTTTATTTTTAAGTTATTACCAAGTGTTTGTTTTTATGTTAACCCAAGCATATGTAGATGCACCTGTTTGCATACACATATCTATATAGCTGTTGTTTGCGTCTTTTCTATATCTTAGCGTCCCTTCATTTGTCGCTGAAGCTGTGGCTGCGTCGTCAGCCATTCTAATACCGCCTTTTACATCAAGTTTTGAAGCAGGGATGGTTGTTCCAATTCCAACTTTACCATCAGCAGTAAGCCTCATTGTCTCAGCACCGCCAGAGTTAAATGTTGTATCATCTAATGCAGTGGTGACCATACCAGCCGTGCTGCTTGAATTTGTAAAGTAACCTGTAGCGCTGTTTGGCGTGTAGAATCCTCCTGTACTGTATGTGCCGCCAACTACGTGTAGTTTTGATGTAGGACTGGTCGTTCCAATCCCAACGTTCCCGTTTGCCAGTATACGCATTCTATGGTTACTAGCCGTCAAAAAACTTAAATAATCAGCTGTACCACCGCCTATAATAGCAGCATTGGCTAATGACTCAAACTGTATTGATGAGGTTGATCCAACTTGTGTGCTCTTAAGCGTTAGCACAGCCGAAGTATCTTCTATCACAGTATCACCAATAATATGAAGTGGTACTATTGGACTAGTCGTTCCAATCCCGACGTTGCCTTCGACCAATAGTCCGTTTACTGGAGCAGAACTAGTAAAATACCCAGAACCTATAGAAGCATTGCCGTTTACATTTAGCAAATTAGATCCATTGCCAGTTGAGCTGCCGTGACCTATATCTACCCTCCCAGTTGTATACCTTACTCTTAAAGATTTATTATTTCCATAGTCTCCTATATATGTATCATTGCCAAATCTATTTATATATAATTCACCATTGTAACTACTTAAATAACTGGACGAAGAACTATTTCTAATTGAAAATTTATCGTTCCCGCTTAAGTCTTGCATTAAAAGCTGGTGTCTTGTCCCTGCTACGGAGCCTGCTGATTTTAATAATATACCATCTGCATATGTATCATTTTCAACAATTATAGGAGCAGTAGTAGTAGACCCTGCAACATGTAATTTCCCACTAGGACTAGTCGTTCCGATACCGACGTTGCCAGTATTGGAAACATATATAGATGTTGATGAAGTAGAATTATTATAAAGAGCAAACCTGGTATCGCTTGCAGTTAATCCCCAATTTTGACTACTATCTCCAAATGCTATTTCTGCATTACCTCCATTTGTATAAGTATACAAATACAATTTATTTGAACGGATACCTATATTATCAGATGCTGATCCTGCGCTTATTTGGACTTTAGTGGCTGTACCAAAGTAATTAGAAGTCTGATTAATGTATGCTGTCCCGTCTACAGTTAGTTTAGCTAAAGGACTAGAAGTTCCTATACCTACATTGCCTGATGGAAAAACTACAGAGTCTACTACCGCGCCTGTTCTATATATTTCTAAGGCATTTTCTCCATTAAGATAACTTGTGCCGTCTGAAGCTCTTAGCTTGAATACCCCATTATCTGGGAGTATAATCCATTGTCTATCATCAGGACTAGTTGTTCCGATACCAAGATTGCCATTGCCTAGTATAGTTAACCTATTTAAGTCAGCTGTTTGTAAATTTAACGATCTTGAAGCAGAGTCGTGCCCAATATCCATTCCAACATCATTGATTCTAAAGTTAGAAGTATATCCGCTACTACTATTTGCAGAAAAATCAAAATGAGCCGAAGGGAAATCTATACCTACAGCTGTAGTATTATTTGATGCATTTATTGTTAGTTTATGATTTGGACTGCTTGTCCCAATCCCAACTCTAGAATTAGTGTAGTCTACATTTAGCGTGCTGTCGTTGAACCACACCCCGTCTGTGTCGTTCCATACCAAGACATCACCGTCCTGCTGTGATACAATTCTCGTGTCGTGCAGGTCATGAACACCCTCGTTCGCCTGTACACGTATCTGAATCTTACCGTTTGTGGATGAGTTCAAAATAAAAGCGGCAGCGATCTTTACATTAGGCCCGTCAGGCTCTACAATTGTAAAGTCACCAGGATTCGCAGGGTCACACCAAAGTATGTCACTGTCGTCCCAGTCCTCACCGTTTTGACCTCTTG